ACAACAGTTCCTGCATTACGGAAACCTGTAATGAATTCCCTGTATCCTCCAGTAGAATCAAGTGAGGTTACATCAATTGTATCCCTCGACATACTCGGGCCGGTAATAGAGTTGATTTCGGCAACAGCTACCCATGCGGATCCGTTCCACCGATTAAACACTGTTCCTACACCAGCCACAGCATTACTTGCCATTTTTACCTCCTTTTTTAAACAGCTCTTCGCTGAATGTTAAAATTAATAATAAAGCGAGCATTATTGCTATCATCCCAATCCAACAGAGCGGGACCGTTGGAACAGTAGATAACGGTATATAAAGCCCCATTCCATGTCTCTTGTTTTTTGCCATGTAACAGGTCCTTTATTCCATTTGCCATAGTCCATCCATTCACATACGAACTATTTCTAACTCGTATTTGGATGGAGGGACGTTCATATCCCTGATTAGATAAACTTAAATCATGTGTATATCCAGGGGGATCAAATATGGTAACACAATTTCTAGGAGAGGCAGGCTCCTTTCCAATATGTAAATTACCACCAAATGTTAATCCTAATCCTCCGGCGACTAACATATCCTTTGTATCTTCACTGGGTGCGTTCATTTCTTTATCATTGCGTTATCCCTAATTATCTTTGCTATCTGCCATGTGCTTCTTTTAATAGCAGTTTCAAACCACTTAGGCCCTGACTGTGGTCTATGAAATTCCCTGTCAACCATTTCGTGTACAGCCATTGCATAGTTAGCCGTATAACCCATCATAACCATTAACTCAGGACTGATAGCACTTACCAACGCTTGAGCCTCAGCAATAGTATTGATATGGTCCTGAGACAATTCAGCCTTCCTTGGTCCTTTAAAATTACCAGTGCCTAAGGTACGTCCAAACTTATCTTTGACATTCACAGCAATACCTTTCTTCATTAACCCATTCCCTCCAATCATTGTTGAAGCTACCGTAAACCAACTGGCTCTCAAATTACCTAAATCAACTGGAGTAATTGGATAATTCCTTTCTGTTTCTCTACGAATAAATGCAGCAGCAAGTAAAAGTCCCTGCACAGTACCTCCTTCAATATTCAAGAGGGCTTTCTCAAGATTTGACAAAACAATATCAAATCCTTTTATACCTGAGTTTGGAAGTACTGATATTCCCATCTTCTTTAAGTTAAGAAAGGTGTCAAATATGCCTTACGTAGAAAGTCAGTGTCAGATCTTAGTGAAGGAGTTTTTTCATACCTTTTAATTAAATGTACCCCTTCTATCTGGGTAAGATCTACATCACCACTGCTTTCACCACTGCTTGAAAACAAGTCGTCCAAGGTTCCTAAAAACAATAATGCATTCTCTTCTAAGTCATGTTCTGTGAAAACTATTGCCCTGGACAAAAGTTCTTCTCCATTTGCCATTAGGATTATCTGTTGTACGTCTTCCCAACGACAATCAATCTCAATTGGATCATCATAGAGTTTACCTCCATATCCATCCTCTTGAGGATTACCCCAATAGACTGCCGTTTGATTTAGGCGTCTCCTTATGAAATCTTGAATACCCATTTCATTAATATTCAGATCTTGGAACTGCAAACATTGTGGCTGCTCTCTTGCCAGCTCTTGCTAATAGACCTGTCACGTCTAATGTCTTCACCATTTGTCCATATGGAGTGGAATCCAACATCTTCCCCCACTCTCCTGTATATGATACCTCGGCATCACCTAACCTTTCTTTACTTGCAACTCTATGTATGTCTGTGCAGGCTATCATGTGTGCCGTAAGCCATCTTTCAATTTCCTTAAGTATCGTTTCAGTCATGTCAGTATCGTACTCAAATACTTTATTAATAAAAGCATTCGCAGATACAATCAACCCGTCGATGACTGTCGTCGACATCTTACAGTTGTCCATTATCTGTAAAACTTCTGCTGAAGTAACTCTTACTGCCATTATATCCCCCTTTCTTTTTTACGACTTGTATTAAGTAACTCATCTGCCAAAGTTAATACCTGTGGTTTCCAAGGAAGTCCAATCCAATCTAAGGTTTCATATACCTGCCTATAATCTCCATTTACCATTCGTTCTGGCCATATCACCTTGCAATTTAATCCTTCGGATATCATTTCAATAAACTTCTCCTCGTATTTATGAACCATCCAAAGCCAACCATCCTTCTCAGTTTGAACTCCTACATTTGATAAATTCGTTTCATTCTTAAAGGCTGTCATATACCCTGTCTTGGTACAAGACTCAACGATATCTCCTGTACGCCTTCTTACAATTACCCACTTGGCACTTGGAAACGCATAGTTCCATATAGGCCATAAAAGACTTGCTCTTGAACTTTTGTACATCCACGTACCTTTTTCGTATCCTTCAACCATTAATTGCCCCAGAATTAACTTCTTCCAATTGGAAGGCAATGTATGAATACCATTAGGCAGTGGGAATTGCCCCATTGGATCATATCCATTAGATTCCAAGTAGGCAGATTCCACAAGTGATTGAATAGCTCCATTTTCATAAGAGCCTTTATGTAAAGACATATCCCCTCCAAATGCTCCACAGAGATTTATTACTCCTGCCACAATACTTGCACCACTGCGAGGTGCACCTGTAATTATTATGGGGGAATTGTCTTTCATATTTTATAATCATTTCGTACGAGCTCACGTTCTTTATTCTTCTCAGGTATCGGAACGACACGTACTTTCTGTTGTGAATGTCTTCGATACCACGCCAAATAATTATCACAATATCCTATCCTCAACCCTGCTTTCAAACATCTTAAATTAAATTCAAACTCTTCCATTACCCATAATGACTCATTCATTTTTCCCACCTTTTCAAATACCTCACGTTTATACATCAACGTTGCACTATGGATTACATTCTTTACCAACAAATCTTGCAATGTGGGAACCTTTATCCTAGGTATGTACTTTCCAGGAGCCCTACCAGCATTCATAAATATCTCGTATGCATTACCATGAATAAAATCAACATCTTGGCTCTCAAGTGCATATACTGAATCCTCAATACAGTTGTCTGTCAACATATCGTCCTCATGCAACCAACGAATATATTTACCAGTTGCCTGATCCAATACCTTATTAAAATTCTCTGGCCAATTTCCATCCCCTTTGCTCAATATAGTTTGAACTCCTTTAGGAATGCTGTCTTTTGCTTGCTGCAGCCAACCCCGATCCCTATTATAAGGTATTATTACCGTTACCTTTTCTTCTGCCCGCAATTGCCGTGCAAAATCCTTTTCCACGTATTGTTTTACCCACTCTATACTTTGTGCCCCTAAGATGCGAGGTTTACCATGAAAACATATTAAATTTGCATTGCTGGGAAGTGTATCCAACAACTTTCTGCTTCTTGGTTTAAAGTCAATTATTGTCTTGGTGAGATCTTGCCAATACATATCAGCCTTTACAACATTCCTCAAAAAGCCATCCATTCTTCTACCAATAGGAGCTTCTGGTTTAGCATTCCAAACTGTTCTTATTTTCTCAGAGTTTGCTGGAAACCAAACCAATCCGGTTGCCAATCGTCCCTTCTGCCAAAAGTCTTCGAGTGTGATAAACTTACTTTTATCTGTAATTAAATCAAAAATATTTTCTAAGGAATTAATTACCGCGGTATCCAAGTCCACATACAAAAAAGGTCTGTACTTTTCCATTTCAGGTGAATACAAATGCATACGAGCCCAAGTTCCTGGAAGTGTTGTTTTGAATGGAAGAAGTGTAAATCCTCCTAAATCCATGACATCAGTAGCCTTATCCCAAAGACAGTATATTTTTGGTAAGGTAGAAGACTTCCAATTCCCATTAATATGACGTACAATTAACTCAACGTCTTTAATGGAAAAGTCTCCTCCACTACGAAGAACCAACATTATGTTTTTATTCTCTTCCACAGTCTTTAAATATTTTATTCTTCCACCATCCAAACATTAACTGTTCCCAAACGGATTCCCAATCAAATTTATGTTCTTGATAAAAATCTTCTAACATTTCTTCTGACAACTCTTCCCAATCGTCTATCAACAAAACAGGAAGATGGGAATAGAACATCACATTAATGCACTTCTTCACAATTGGAATAGTTCCCAAATATAAGCATTCCCAAAATCTATGACAATCAATGCCACTACCCTCAGGGCATATCATAAATTTATGGTTGCAAACATTCTCAAGATATTGATCAAATCTTAATCCATTCTTACCATGAAATACAGTCATCCATTTTGCTTCTCCAAATAATTCGTAAGGACGTTGACGTTGTGCACGATTGTTCTTTATATTGTGATTCATGTACACCAACTTCTTATGAGGTAAAGGTTGTTTCAACATCTCTTCCATTTTTGCTCTCTTCCTCAATCCCTTCCACCAACGATTGTTTTCAAGTCCTATTGGCAAGGATTCTACCTTAGGATGATCTATATTTACATTTTGACTATACCAATGTAGAACATTTTCAGGTGGAACCCAGTCTGCAGGTTCATCTGCATTATGAGTTATAATATAAACCTTTGTCCCCATTAATTCAAGTATGTCAAAAAGTTGTTTGGCATAAAAGGTATGAGTATATATAATGTCACCATCCTTCAACTTTTTAAAATCTAAAGTATTTACAAGGTGACAATAGTCATCCCTATAACGAGTTGATGGTGCATATTTATAATCTGCAACATCTTCAAACTTCTCTCCTTGTAACCAATCTATCATTTTATCAATTCAATTATCTTGTTTTTTAATCTTCCAAAAGGATTCATCCATCCTATTGACCGCAAAAAGTTATCTTCAACGGCTGGCAGCATTTCATCATATGTATTTGAGTTAATATGATTGCATGCTTTTATAATCCCTCGCACACTATGCACTTGAAATATTCCATTAATATTGAAAAAGTCACCAATATTTGTACAACCATAATAAATAGGAACAGTCTTTGATTGAAAACAATCCAACAATTTCTCAGAGAAATAATTCTTTACGGAACAGTTTTCTATTGCTATATGAAACATCGAATCAAATAAAGGCTCCTTACTGGCTCCCAAAACAAGTTCGCCTTTGTACTCAACTTCTTTCCAAGGTATGAATTTGTGGGAATATTTCGCAGTCCCACTTAGGAAGAATCGTTTGTTTAAATAAATCAAATGTCTGTTCCTCCATAACTCATGACGTACAGCATACCCGTCCATGGTAGAATCCTTTTTCCCTCCAACTACCGTAGAAACTGAAAAGGTCTTCAATTTGGAAACATAATTATGAACCCAGGTATTTGGAAAATGAAACAACTGTGCTTTAGAATTGGACTCAAGTATATCTTCGTGGAAAGTTAATAGGTGTGTATATAAATGCATATTCTCTTTATTGACAGCCCACTTGTATAATATTCCTTTTCTAGGTTCTTCCAATATCACAATACGAATACCTCCCTCAGGGATCTTCTCCTGTGGAATTTGATCAATGTAAACCTCCACCTGTTTATTGGTATCAATGTCTACATTGATAGGGTATCCGTAATGAAATTGAACTTTCATGCTCTTGCTGTAATCACATCGTTTGGCACAAACCCATCTTCAAGTTTGATAATATAATTAGGATTAACCTTTAATAATTCGTTGTGAAGACTCTCAACACTAAATCCATGCTTATGTTGTTTCCAAAGTCTCATATCGTCAATCAATATTGAGTGTGTCTTAATTGAATGATCCCCAATAATCTCAAGTTCTTTCAACACCGTTGGATCTCCACTACCCATATGAGCGTCTAACCAAAAGGTAATAGGTTCATCAATAATAGAAATCAAGGCTCCTAACACCTTACGAGAATCTCCAAATATCATATGAACTCTAGGTTCTTTTAAATAACGATTGACACAATGGGAAAACCATTCCGTCTCAATCTCAATTGAATATACAATTTCAAAACCCTCATCCAATGCCTGTTGAATTCCATCTCCTCCACAGGCTCCTGTTTCAATAAAAATCCTATTTGGATATTTTGCGAATAAACCTTTACTTGCTGACATATTTTCTATTTTTATTATTCCATGAAACTTCCCAATGATGTACTGCATAGGAATAATCCTTTGCAAAACTTTTAGCATCGTTTGATGTAAACCTCATATTATTAGGGAAAGGATATAAATAACTGGTAGGTAATGCTACCACACCTTTCGTATATTTCGTAATAACTTCAAAAAACATCTTTGTAAAAAAGTAAGTACCAGTTGAATTAAATATTACCTTCCAACCTTTACTCGAGGTTGGCTGCATTGAATCAATTATTTTCAACAGTACTGGATGATTGGGAACACTTGCTATCAATCCAATATATAACTCTATGAATGCTGAATAACCAATCCCTGTTAAGAAATCCAAATACAACAAAGAATCAAAAGGTCTAAGGCATTCAAAATCTGTATCAACATATAATCCACCAAACTGATTTAATATGTGATACCTCAAATAATCCGACTTCTGTCCTAAATGTTCAATAGAATTAAACTCCTCACGTTTTGGAATAATAACTTCCCAAGTATTCTCATCAGTCCATAATTTATACTCCCAACTTGGATTCATTTCACTCCACGAACTCATCCACTTCTTATACTTCTCAGGAACCTCTCCACCAAGCCATATTTGATGAATCTTTTTTGGAAACCCAGGTTCTGCTCGATGTGCATTTGATGCAAAGATAAAGTTACGATAATACAAATCCTCCAGGATACTCCAACGGGGATCAGAATCTTTATAATTAACCAAATCACTGAAAAACTTGCTCATCTTACAAAGTCCTCCATTTTAATCCATTCCTTAGGATATCGGTACGTATCCGATAACTGTTCCGAATCATTAAGATAATGCTTAGGACGAATCACTTTTTTGTCAATATAGGTGTTCAATAATGCAGCCCACCAACTGTAAGTGCTATTGCTAATAATATTGTGTTTACAAAACCTCATCAATTCGAAGCACAAGTAATCTTCCATATCAACGAATGTAATTGTACGATTTGGAAAATACTGTTTTATGAATGTATTCTTACACCAAGGAATGTCGTCACTGAATATAAACAGATCCCCTTTCAACTCTTTTATTGCCGAGAAGTAATATTTCATAGGTAAATTAGAATACCCGCCTTTTCTCTGCATTAAATAATCTCCTCTCCTTATATGAACTGAAATAGATTCAGTACTCCAAATCTTCTCAGCCATTTCCATAAACTCCTCGGTATAATAACTTGTTTCAAGTTGAAACTCTTCACGAAGGGTAGGAATAATCTTTTCATAATAATCATAATACTGCCAATACCCATCAAAGTTATTATCATTCTTCATTTCAAATACCCCAGGATTATGCCCTACTCTTTTTTCATACACAATAGGATTCTTTGACTCAAATGGAGAAATAAGTAACCCTGTGACTTGAAATCTGTCCAATCGAAAAGGACGGGGATGCACGGCAAACTCCACACGATGAGGAACGTACCATGTGGTATCGTAACATACCATCTTACCTGTGTATGTTAAGACTTTACCAAAGGCATATTGGAACATTTGATTTCCCATTCCTCCTCTCATTTTAATTACGTTCATTCAAAAATTCTTTTACTGATGTTTTTCTAAATTGTGTAATCGCACTATTAGGAGACAAATTAATTATCTCAATACCAAACTGACTTGCGTCTGCCGCAATCTGATCAAATCCTCTTAGGTGTCTATTAAATGGTAATTTTCTAAGTCTTCTTTCGTCCGTGACTGCTCCTCTTTGATATACATTATGAAAATGTTGATACTTATCATCGTCGGCTAATTTCATATCAAATCCAAGAAGTACAATCCTCTTGGCCCCAGCCTGGGCAGCAACACTTATTGATGCAGCACCTGAATTAGAATTCCAACTAACATAACCTGGCCTCATGCTTATCCCTCTTGAATGCGCTCCATCCCTTTGGAAGTTCTTAACCCAAGGTTCTCGTATTGAATTACTATTGCAGGAAACCTTTAATCCAGGGAATTGTGATAGCTGCTGTTTAAATCTCAAGAAGAATCCTCCATCCCCAAAGAATACCATATCTATCCAATTCCCTATCATAAAAGCTACATTAATTCCAATCACATGCTTATCATGTATTGCTGCCATGAAAGGAGAAAATATACTTAAAGGAGCTTGACTTAGCTTTACCTTTTCAACAACCCCTTTGGGGATATCGAATTGCTCAGCCACTGATGGTCCTCCTCCTAGGATCCAAACATCCCCTCCTTCCCACATTCTGGGTACCTTCCAGTTCATTTCGACAAGGCGGCTAACATACTTTCAGCAATATTCTTTGGAAGAGGTTTATCATTGATGGTCTTCCAAATAGGTTCACCATCCTCATCCTCCCCTACCTGATACGAAACATCAAACAGGGTTTTACTCTTTCCCCTTGGCCGGATCACGTATTCGGTCTTGACTGCAGCAATCATAGGAGCCACTGTATCTTCTGCAGTAAGCTCTTCCAACGGAATAACCAAATCCCTGAATTGCTTAGGTATGTCACTGGGTTTGGCTCGGAACTTTTCACCAGGTTTAATTATCTTATGATTAAACCGTAAGGAACCCTTTCCTACTTTCTTCCACCAAATCTTTGCATCAGGATCAGGAACGGGAGGAGGAGCCTGTTGTGGTTCCACCTTCACTTCCTCTGGTAACTTGTCGACTTTTGGTTTGTCAACACTTGGTTTTCTTTCACGACGTTCCATATTCTTTATTCTTTTAAATTGATTAAAAATAGAGACTTGATTAGTCTTTTTTATTTATGCGAGATGTACAATTCCGCATCTACCATCCATATCAGAACGAATCTGAGGAACCTGAATGGTCATGATCTTGTATTTATTAACCATTCCACCTTCAGTACTCCACTGAACGTTCTGTAAATCCATTCCCCTTACAAGGCGGACGACATCAGGAGTCATCTGAACCATCAGGACATTGTGGGCAGCAAGAGTATCAATAACCTTGATCTCTTTAATTCCTCCAAGTTTCATAATCCTATCCCTTATGGTCATAATTGAACCACCAGATACGGAATAATCCTCATCCATAACAGTTTCATAATCTGTAGGAATATAGATTTTCCAAGGACCATGATAACGTGCAGCAATACTGGCTGCTTTCATTTCCTGGACATCCTGTAAAATCATGGCTCCGGTCGCTGCTGAAGCGTTCCACTGAACTGACAGGTTCACCAAGTTACGATCTGGGAAATTAACATAACTGTAAATGGTATTCCTGTTCCTACTGTCTTTGTCACCAAAGCTGTAAGTGGTGTCAGTGAAGAGCATATTTTCCATCTTTTCCAACACTTTCCTTGCAGCACGTTCAGCTGAAGTGGTATCCAAAGGATTACCCAGCTTGCGTGAAGCTTCCAATACCCTCGCATTGATTTCATAATCAACGTGAATGATCGGTATTGGTAAATAGTTGTGCTGGAATACAGGACGGTCATTAATACTCCTCGTCACAGCATCCATTGTCAGATCAGCCTCCATAGCATCACTTACGTCATGCCATTCAAGGACTGTCGTACCCATTGCATTACCAAGAGTATAGGTAAGGCCTTCATCAATTAAATCCTGAACACCACCTAACCTGTATCTCTTGACTTGCATAAGGGCTTCATCAAGCATCATCCATTCTTCCCTTCTAAGTGTAGCACCCGCATAGGAAGGAACTGTATCCCAGCTCTCATCCTTATTTGGATCTCCACCTTTGTAAATGGTCATGTAGGCTCCACCATCCTCATCATCAATGAAAGGACGCATACGACCGAGATTCATTCCACCTTCGGATATGAACTTGTTGGCTACAATACCAGAGCCACCGGTCTTTCCAATAATATCAACGTGTTTGTCGGGCATTTTTTTATCCTCCTTTTCTTTTGTGTTTATAATATTCTAACCTTGATGTACTGAGAATATTCAGCAAGGGAAGAATCACCTGCTCCACCGGAGATGCTATCCAACTCACGTGATTCAAGAGCTTCACCAATAATAGGATGAGTGTAGAGTGTAACTTCTTCACTACCTGTATGTGCAAAGGCTGAATGAGCCTTCAAACATCCATTGCCTGCAGATTCCAACTTTGAGCCTATTGCTACGCTCTCACCATCTGCTAAGCGAGCATACACGATTTCTCCCCTCTGAGCAACCCAGCACTGAACCCGGTCACCAGCGGCATAATCGTCCTCAATTCCTTTCCCACGAAGTTCGTCTTCAAGAGCAAACATCGCAATAGCATCACCTCCCGAAGTGGAATGGTTCTGTACCTTTCCAGCCGAGGTAACCTCAATCAAATTACCAGGGACAATGGTAGAGGCTGCTTCATACTCCTCTATGATGTCCTGATACTTCTTGAGTTTGATTGTATTATAAGTTGTTGCCATTTCTTACCTCCTACTCTTTTTTGGTTTCAGTACGCATTCCTACCGGGTAGAGAGGAGCCACTTTATTCTTCCTAGGCGAAGCTGGACGAGGTCCTGCTCCAAGGGAATAATCAACTACCTCTTCTTCCTTCTTCCTAACGGAAAGTAATACCCTCTCAAGGGTATTGTCATCCATGCCCTTCAGAGTTTCCTCCGGCCAAATTTCTTTGGCATTAGCCTGGATATCAGCAATCATTTTGTCACGTTTTTCTTTCAGCTGGCGTTTGTATGCTGCCAAAGCAGCTGCATCCTCCGCCGAAAGTACGTTGACTTGCACCTCCTTAGTAACAACCTTTTCCACTTCCTTGATTGTCGGTACGGCAATCTTGTCAAGTAAGGCTTCACTTAAGGACTGTAACATCTCCCGGTCATCCTCAGTATATTTACCCTGACTGTTTGCAATCAGGTTATCAACCTTCGTCTTGACACAAGGAGAGCACTCTTTAGCCATCTTTACCTCCTTTGTTTTTAAATTATTAATATTACTATTCACGTCTCCAACCCCCGCTTTCCCAGTCTCCTGGGAAGGTTGAATACCTTTATTATCTTCGTTTCCCTCTTCATTTGCTCTTATTCCACATCCATCTTTCAAAGAGCAAGCCCCAACAACCTCTGTCAACAATGCCAAGTGATCCGGTCGATGACTCTTGGCTATTGCATCATAGTACTCTCCATTCCAATCTCCAGGGACAGGCTCATCAACTGTAAATACACCTACACTGACTTCGATTGGTTTTCCTTCCCTAACTTTGGTATGTAGTTTTGGAGCACAATCCATTAATCTTACTTCTTCAAGCCAAACTTCTGCCTTTAACTTTGTATCCTCCACATGAGTATTGAATACCTGTCCAACGGCAAATCTCTCAAGTATCTCTGGAGCATTGGCTGAAATACTTACTCCATCCCTCTCTGGATGATTAATAACAACAGGAATACCATTCCAAGATGCTGGGAACTTTCCTAACTCAGCAATAGGATGAAGTAAAGGTCCATGTGAACCATGATGAACTCCTTCGACCATCATTGTTACAGGAGCTACCAAGTATTCTTTACCATTCCATCTTTTCTTGATAGCCGTGTACCCTTCTTGCATATTTGCAACGTATGAGTATTCCTCATTGGCTCCTACTGAACCATTAGCAATACGAATAGCCTGGGGTGCACAAGATGCATCTGAACCCCCTTTCTTAATACACGCAGCCAAAGCTCCATTGGCTATACGAACCCACTTCTCCTTTTGAGCAGGAGCGAGTCCTTTTTTGTGTTTATCAACATCAGCAACAGTCCATGGCATAGCAAATCCTCCTTATCTTGTTAAGTTTAAATAAATTGGTTTCTTTGAGTAAAGCAAAGGCTTTAAATCAAACGATTCATTTTCCTTAGGCACAATGTATTCAATATTTGGAAAGAACCTTTTTATAATATAATCATCACTTGCATCATGACTAAATCCTTCCTTATGGTAATCCCTTCCTCTTCCTGATCCTATCATCTTCACAGGGATACTTTCATGGTTTATATAGTTCCTAATTATTTCAAAAGGACGATATAGTAAGAAAGGTGTTATTGAATACGTAACAGGGATCTTCCCTGACAATGCTAATCCTACTGCTATTCCCATCATGGCCTGTTCAGCAGCCCCTACATTATAAAACTGTCCTGGCAAGGTATCTCGTATTTTATCAAACAAACCGTACCCCATATCAGCAGTAATAAGGATAATGTTTTTATCCTCACTCATTAAATAATGCAACGTATTTCCAAATGAATATCTCATAATTTTATATAATGTGCTGATAAACCTTCCAATCCATAATCTTCAACATTTGTACGCCGTACTCTTATATTTGGATAGATATGCATAATATTATTCAACATCCATTCCTCAACTTTTGAGTACGCAGAGAACATATTATAATTCAAATATACTCTTAAATTCGTAACTTCATACCTACGAATTACATTGAATGCTTCCCATACACTCCCTTC